TGATGATAATTTTAATGATGATAGCACTATTGATTTATTTATGTGCTTATTTAGACTTAGTTGATGAAAATAATTATTAAACAATAATAAAATGAAAATTTTCTAGAAGATATGGGGAGAAGAAAGAATAGTAAAGTGACTATTGATAGGATTGATAATGACGGCGATTATTGTAAAGAAAATTGTAAGTGGTCAACTATTGACGAGCAAGCAAACAACCGAAGAAATAATAGGAAAGTTTTATTAAAAGGAAAACTAATAAGTATTAGAGAGTTATCAAATATTTCTGGTATGAACTATGTGACATTGCAATCTAGATTACTAAAAAACAATTATAATTTAAAAAAAGTGTTAAATAAAAAATTAAGAAATTGTTGGGTGAGCAATAACAAGAAATATGAAAAATTTAAAACTGACTTTAAAAAAAGCAATAAATTCTAAAATTGCTTATCTAATACTAGGACTGATAATCGGTATATCAATGACTTACAATGTAGTTGAAGGAAAGAAATTCTATGAATATGTGATAATCGGCTTAGCACTAGCAAGTGAACCAAGAGATTTAGATAATCGCCAAGAAGTAATACCTCAAGGGGGCGGAATGGTGAAAGCTGAGCCGTTGCAGGAGGAGAAGCTAACTATTCCTTCACAGGGTAGTATAGACGAACTGATTGCATATTACTTCAAGGGCGATAGTGAAGACGCACTAAAGATAGCCAAATGTGAATCTGGATTGAACCCTAAAGCATTCAATCCAACTAATAATTCAAACGACAGAGGGATATTCCAAATTTCAGCCAAGTGGCATCCAGAAGTTAGCGATGAGTGTGGATTTGACGCTACCTGTAACATAGAGCAAGCTCATAGGATTTTCCTAGAGAGAGGATGGGGTGAGTGGGCTTGCCAAGATATCTTGACAATTAAATAAAAAACTGATAGAATGTATCTATAATTATCTTAGCAACAAAGATGGGTGCATCCTGCTAAGAGTGCATCCTTTTTTGTTAAAAAACTATGAAAATACGAGTTAATAAAGTTACGGTACTAATAGATGAGGAGGATTACGAAAAAATAAAAAATATATATTGGTATGAAAAAAAAGATAAACATACATCATATGCGATAGGGAGCAAAAAAATAAAAGGAGTCCGTACTAGATATAAAATGCATAGACTCATATTAGGATTAACTAATAGCGAAATTTTAGTAGACCATATAAACCATAACGGCCTAGATAATAGAAAAGAAAATTTAAGGAAATGTAATAGAAAAGAAAACGCTAGAAATAGAAATATTGATTGTAGAAATAAGTTGGGATATAAAGGCATAATATTGATAACAGATAGAAATTTAAAAAATAAGTATAGATGTCGTATAACAGTAGACAATAATAGTAAACACATAGGGTATTTCAAAACTATAAAAGAAGCGGCATTAGCATACAATAAAGCGTCGTTAAAGTATCACGGAGATTTTGCAAACTTAAATGTATTAAAATAATATGAAAATATCACCAATAAAAATTAGTATGCTAAGGCAATGGTTGAACGAAGACCGTATTGATGACCCAAAGAAAATGATAACTAATTCTGATATTGAATACTGGCTTGGGATTATAGACAGAGAAACATTCCGCAAGCAACAGAAAAAAGAAAATAGTGCTATGAACAAAGCAATCAATAACATAAGAACTGGATTAATTAATTAAGTTTAAACAAATGATAACAAAACTAGAAAAATTAAGAGATGAAGCTTGGGCGAGGAGTGAAAAGTATAATAAGGAATTTGGAGGCTTTGATATTATAGATGATGATCTTAGAGAAAAGATTAATCTATCAAGAGCTTCAGATGAATGGTATGGACTAGGAACGGCTTATAACAATGTAATTAAGATGTTAGAAAGTAAATAGACGAACTATACTCAGCTGTAAAGGCTTTTCACGACCATAAGATGAGAGACCTAGAAAAAGATAAACTACTATGAAAATACTTTTACTAACTATAACTACTTACATAATAATAATGTTATGGATGGGACTACAATAACCTGTGCAAGTTGCAACAAAGAAATAGACACAGGCAGCCAATCAATAGAAACTTATCTAATTAAGAACGGTAGATATTGTCAGGCTTGTAATATTAGGGCTGGAAAGAACTGTAAAGCTACTACCACAAAATTAGACAAGGAATATACATACGCTTATCAGTTAGAAAAACACCATATAAAGGCTACAAAAGAGTTGTAGTTTTATTTGCGTTAAATAAATTTGACAAACTGATTTAGATATGCTATTATTACAGCATAAAAAGATTAAATATCAGTCTTCAAAAGAGGACGAAAACCATTTTGAATCTTTTAAACATCACCCTATAAACAAAAAATCTTTACTAACGACTTAAAAATAGACTCGTACATTAATGGTATGGAAACAGATATAGATAAAGTACAAAACGAAATAATAAGAATAATAGAAGAAGATGGAGAGCTTAACAGTTAAAAAATTTAACGAGTTAAAGATAATTAGTTTTTTGCGTAAATATGAAGATAGAAAGCAAAGAAAAAATAAAACAAAATGGCAACAGAGAAACAAAAAAAAGCAGTAAATAACATGGTGGAAAATGGTGGAATTGTAAGTAAGGCAATGCTTGACGCTGATTACAGTGAGAACACAGCTAAAACACCACAGAAATTAACAGAGTCAAAAGGATTTAAAGAAATATGTGCAGATTGCGGATTAACAGACGAATTAATACTAAATAGCTTGACAGAAGATATAAAACTTAAACCCCAGAATAGAAAATCAGAATTAGAACTAGGAGCTAAAATAAAAGGACTTATAAAGGATAGAATGGAATTAAGCGGAGATAAAGAAAATCCAATATCAATAATTAGTTATGAAAGAGCAAAAGAAATTATCAACGGAGGAGATGGAAGCGATAAATGTAATAGCTCAAAATGAACTAATACCATTTTGCGGATTTGTTAAAAAATATAGTGCTAGCTGGTTGCATAGAGAAATAGCAAGACAATTAGAGAGAGTAGAGACGGGAGAAGTTAAAAGATTGATGCTCTTTGTTCCGCCAAGACATGGAAAATCAGAACTAGGAAGTATAATGTTTCCAGCTTGGTATCTAGGGAAACATTCAGAGAAAGAAATTATAACTTCAAGTTATTCAGCAGACCTATCTCAAGACTTCGGTTATAAGACTAGAAATTTAGTAGACAGCGAAGAATACAAAGAACTATTTGACTCAGAACTAAGAGAAGACTCTAAAAGTAAAGCTAAGTGGCTCACTAAAGAAGGAGGAGGATATACAGCAGTGGGGGTTGGAGGCGCTATCACAGGAAGAGGAGCAGATATTTTGATTATAGATGACCCAATAAAAAATAGAGAAGAGGCGGAAAGCTTAATAATAAGAGAAAAGATTTGGAGTTGGTACACATCAACAGCATACACTCGCTTGGAGAAAGGTGGAGCAGTTATCCTTATTCTTACTAGATGGCACAAAGATGATTTAGCTGGTAGACTTTTAAAAGCTCAAGAAGAAGGAGGAGATAAGTGGGAGGTAATTAAGTTCCCAGCTATCGCTACAGACAATGAGTTATTCAGAAAACAAGGAGAGCCATTGTGGAAGGATAAGTACGATATAGATTCGCTAGAGCAGATTAAAAAAACAATAGGTATATATGATTGGTCAGCACTTTATCAGCAAGAGCCAGTATCAAGTGAGACTCAAGAGTTCAAACAAGATTACTGGAAATATAGAACAATAGATGAAGTGTTAGCATTACAAACAAGAAGGACTCTAACAATAGATACAGCTATAAGCCAAAAGGCTAGTGCAGATAACACGGGGTTTTGTCTAAACTTCACTGATAGAGAAAACAACTGGAATATAAAAGCTTGGAAGAAGAAGATTAGCCCGCTGGAACTGATAGATGACCTGTTCTCACTATGGGAAGCATTCAGACTAGATGAGATAGGAATAGAAAAGACTATTTACTTAGATGTAGTTAAGCCATTCCTAGACCAAGAGATGAGAGTTAGAAACAAGTTTTTAAAAATAAAGGAATTACAACATAATCAAGTGCAGAAAGAAACTAGAATCAGAGCGTTGTTACCTAGATATGAAAGTCACTCAATATTTCACATAACAGGACAATGTTCAGACTTAGAGGAGGAGCAGGTAAGCTTCCCTAAGGGCACACACGACGATGTACTGGACGCAGAGGCATATCAAACACAAATGATAGCCCCGATTAGAAAACCTCTCATAGGAGCATTAGCTTATAAAGAAGAATCATACTCATGAACATACAAGATTTCCTTACAAACTATGAAGATGGGACTGTCCAAATAGGCAGTAATGTTTCATATAAACAAAGAGA